ATAAGGTTATGCGTTTTTATAGCTTCTAGGCTTTGGTCAATTAAATCTTGTGTTTCGTATGCCATAATTATAATATTAAAAAAGGATAGCTAGATAGTTATCCCTTAATAATATATAAACAAATGTATTTTATTTTGCACCTAACACAATACAGGATTCTTAACTCGGTTGTTTAATAACGCTCCTTTTACTTCCTTTATTGTCTTGGGCATTACTCTATGCTTTAATGATGCATTAAACGGTTCTAGTCGTGTTTGTTTAAATTCCTTTAGTGTTTCTATATCCCATTCAGATATAACGTCTGTAATGCTTTTAATACGTTTAAGTGTATCGCTGTCTGTTGTGCGGATTATTTCTTTTTTAATTTTGGCTTTTTCTATGTCAAAAAACGGCTTTGAAAAATCTAAACCTAGTTCATCTATGAGTTCATCGTGTTTGTCTTTATCTTCATAGCCAATTACATCAACGCTATTAACGTGGAATAATACGTTGCAGTGCTTTGTGTTTATTTCATTTCCTATGGTTTTAAACGTTGCTCCTGTATCTCTGGCTAATTTACAAAATACTTTTTTTGCATATACGTACTTTCGTTTCCTTGAGCTTTCATCTAAGTTTACTTTAAATTTATCGCTTACTGCTTGTTTTAATATATTTAATCTCATTGTTTATATTTATTTAGTAAATCCCACGCTTCTGTCATTGTTTTATCGTATTCCTTTTCGTATGTAGGAAGTGGCGAACCGTTTTGAAGTTCAGCTAAATCTCGCAATATCCTAAGTGCTTCTAAAGAATCTTCTTTTAAAATCATATCTTATTGTCTATGGTTTCTATTAAGTGCCTTAATTCAGAACGTTCCCACTCACCGAGTTTAACTCCGTTTACACTGAATTTATAATAGTCTTTTCTTTCTGCTTTTTTTAGTTCTATATTTATATACATATTAATTTAATTTAGTAAATTCTGCTGTTTGGTTTTTATTATGTTCTTCTTTGTTTGTGAAATAACTATCTACTAAAGCGTCAATCATTACCAACTCATCAATAGAAGCCGTTTTAATCTTGTGTATTAAGCCATCTATTTTATTCAATACATTGGTACACATTTCAGGGTTATTGCCGTAAACAGTATTAAATCCTTCTTGGTATATTCCTTCCAATAGTTTTGATGTTTTGTTTACTTGTAGCTTTACGTTTTGTTTGAATCCTACGCTGCCTTTTAACTCGTCGTTTGCTTCCAATAGTAATTGGCTAATCAATACGCATTTTAAATAGTTTAAATGTCTTGGCGTGATTGGGTCTGTTGTTTCATCTTGCACTCCTCTTGCATTTTCTTGGTGTTCTAGTTCTTTTTGTTCCATTTCTTCGTAGTATTTTATTTGTTTTTTTCTATCCATTGTTGTTGTTGTTCTCTTAGGAATTCTATTTCACGTCTTAAATAATCAGCTGCTTTTTCTAAGTCTTTCAGCTCATCGTCTTTCTTTCCGCTTCTGCAAATATACTTAATTATATTTCCTCTATTGAAATTTAGTTCATAATCTTTTATAAAGTCTATAACATCATAGCCTTTACCGTTTTCGTAATGTAAATAAGTTGCTCTCATAATTTTATTTATATAGTTAATAATTCTTTTTTTGGATACACTCCTATATATCTATCTCCTGATAACCATTTATTGAATTGATTATCTTTTGTTTCATACAACATTTTAGCTTTTTTTAAATCTAAAAAATCTTTTGCGTTTTTTTCTGTTCCTTTTGGTTTTATAAATGGAACAACAATAATATAAGGATTATTAGCGTATTTGTGATACTCAAATAAATATGACTTATTAAGTCTACCGAAATTATCTCTATTATCTACGTTTGCAGCATATTCTCTAGCTTGATTAAAAGATACTTTTTTTCCTGTAAATTTATCATTTTTAGATATTGTTTTAATTTCTGCTTGTATATTAACAAAAATATCAGCAAATATAAAATCTTTATCTCCTAAATATAAATTTCTATGTCCGTTAAAATATTCACTAACTTTGCCATTAAAAAATAAATCTGTTTGTTTCATTGTTGTTTGTTTTAATCCTATTATTATTATGTTGTTTATATCATAAATTGATATGTCTGTTATGTATTCTATTTGTTTACTTAGTGTTTCTCCGTTTTTTATATTTTCTAACACTAAAACATCGCCTATTGAATATTTAGCATTTTTTTTCCTTATTTCAAAATTTTTAATTCCATTTTTGATATCTTGAAAATAATTATCTAAAATTAATAAATTATGTTTTTTCATTTTTAAAACATTTGTATTTGATTTTGAGCTACATCTTTCCAAATATCAGCATTAAATGTAATTATATCAGTGTTATGATTTTTAACTGGACCTATGTACTTATAAGATTTTGTAATTGCATTTCTTAATTTTAACATTCCTCCTTTATCGCTGGTTTGTTGTTTCAACATCCATTCAGTGTTTAATTGTTCTTTTTTAATTTGATTTGTTAATTTCCATTTATCAGAATTTTTTTTCATTGCTCCAAATAAAGCTGGATTTGATGTTTTTATATACATTGTTTTATTGTCTGTTTTATATAATTCAGCAAAATAATTAATGATTTTAAACCCAATTCCTAAACCTTGAAAATCAGGCAATACAACAACTCTAGATATTCTATATCCGTTTTTAATGTGTCCGTGTGGAAAAGGTAATATAGCCATAAAAGCTATTGGTTTATCATTTAATAATACAATAAAACATTTAGCTGCTTTATTAAGGTTTTCACTCAAATAATGATGTTGTTTGAATATATCCCAAGTTTCATATCTACATCGAAATATCTGAAGTTCAATTCTTGGTTTTTGCCTTCGACTTGACGCTATCTCAAGACGCCCTTTTTGTGGTGAATAAATCCAATCTGGTTGCAACCAATCCATAATATCAAAATGACAAGACGCTAATACTATTTTTTTATTTGTTCGTCTAATATATTTTTGTAATGCGTTGCTCATTGCTTTAGCCACATCTCTATCTACTACGCTCGTGTATTCGTCAATTAATATAATTTCATTTTCTTTTGCTTTACCAACCATATAAGCTAAACTAGCACGATATTGTTCTCCATTTGATAATGTGTGGAATGGTCTTAACCAAGTAGGAACGCTGCTTAATCCCATTGCCGACAATAAAAAAGTTGCATCTTTTGGTTCTAACCAATCAAAGTTAGATATTAAAGACTTATTGTAATCAAAACTATATGTATTCATTTCTTTTTTAAAGAAGTTTTTTAATATAGTTGTTTTACCTGTTCCACTACCACCATAAACAACACCAATATTCCATTCTTTAGGCAAGTGTTCTAAATTAGCTTCTATTGTTACATTGCTTTCTTCTTTGTTTTGTATATCAAATGCTTCAAAAACATATTCGGTATATTTGTCGTTTATAATATTATGTTTTAATTTTATTTTCATTGTTTTGTTTTTTTAAGATATTCAAATATAATTTTTTTTTTAATTACAAACAAATAATTAACTATATTTTGTTTGCAAATCCTAATCTATTTTTAACTTTTACATCTATTACTCTTGACCCTTTATAAGTGCTGTTAATTTCTTTATAAACTATGCCGTCAAGCTGTTCAACTTTATTTTTTATTTTTTTGCCTTTTTTTATTTCTTTAATTACTTTTAAATCAGCCCAAACAATCTCTTTATATTCTACCTCATCAGATTCATACCTCATTCCGTGCGGAGCTTTAAAAGATGGTAGCACTCAGCATATTTTTGGCGTGCTTTGCTTTTGTATTTATCTTTAAATAATTGATACATCTTTTTAGTGTATTGATATTTAGTATCGCAATCAGCTAAATATTTCTCTGCAAACTTTTTACCCTTGCCCTTAAAATAATTCACATTATCGGCAACATCACCAATTATCATTTGTTCGTAAAAGTTAAACAAAGCTTCATCTTCGCTTATATCTAAAACAACTTTATGCTTATAATGATAATTATACATCAAACAAGGAAACTGTTTATAATCTTTGTCAATGCTGACAATCATTACATTGTCACGTCCTATTTCATTTGAGAGTTCAAACCAATAACGAGCAACCATATCATCAGTTTCAATTCCGTGACCCCAAACGCTTTGGTATTGGTTTTTAACGTAATCGTGCATCTCGTTTAATAATGGTGGTAAATCAATTACCTTTCTATTTGCTTTGTAGTCGCTTGTAATGAGCTTTCTAAAGTTTCCCTTACTTCCGCTAAACGTTATTACTTTATCGACTAAATACATATCTTCTAACTTATTTACGATACTCATAAATTGTTGGTCAAATTTCGCAATACAATCGTCTATATCAGTATAGAATTTCTCATCTGTGACGTATTCCCTTTTTTTGTAACACGCTGCAAATATTAAACTATCTGCGTCTATTAATAAAATCATTCTATATCTGCGTTAAAACATTCATTTGAACAATAGTAGTCGCCTTGTGTTTCTGTTGAACAACAGGCACAAAATGTTTGTTCGTCTGGTAAATCTATATAACTATCTAACCAATTCATAATTCTTGTGTATTAATTTGTTCTTTTAATGTTTCTATTTCTTTTTGTAGTGTTTGGATTGCTTCGTTTTTACTTTCTCGAATCATTCCAATTCTTTTTGTAAGTACGCTATTCTCTATGTTTAATTGATTAACGTACTGCCCAATCTCATTAAGACCTTGTAT